ATGAGTGGGTTAGCAGTTAAGCTGGGCATGGATAGGCGATCACTTCTTAACTACTCTAAAGACGAGCAGTTTTTTCCCACTATAAAAGCAGCAAGGGATAAAGTAGAGGCTGACATCGAAGAACGGATGAACGACAAACAGACATTTACCCCCGGTCTTATCTTCAATGCCAAGAACAACTTCGGATGGGTAGACGCACAAAGAGTAGACGCAAGAGTTGAAACCGTAATACCAATTTTAGGCGGAACAACCAAAGATGGCGTATCTACTGACGACAGCAACTAAGAAGCTACTTAAACTTAATAAGCGTATCAGGGCAGTATCAGGCGGCACATCAGCCGGTAAGACTATCTCTATCCTACAAATCCTCATAGACGATGCCCAGAGCGACAAGAGGCCCACACTTACATCAGTAGTATCAGAGTCCTTTCCACACCTACGCAAGGGTGCAATGAGGGACTTTCTTAACATTATGCAGGAACACGCCTACTACCGAGACGACAGGTGGAGCAAGACAGACTCAACGTATACCTTCGAGAGCGGCAGCAAGATAGAGTTCTTTTCAACCGATCAACCGGGCAAGGTACGAGGCCCAAGGCGCGACAGGCTATTCGCTAACGAGGGTAACAACATACATCAAGAGGCCTTTGAACAGTTACTACTCCGTACCAAAGAGTATGCTTTTATCGACTGGAATCCTGTAGCAGAGTTTTATATGTACACAGACTACATAGACCACCGCCAAGATGTGGACTTCCTTACCCTGACATACCTAGACAATGAGGGTCTAGCACAATCAATCATAGACGAAATCGAATCACGCCGAGGCAATAAGAGGTTCTGGCAAGTATACGGACTGGGGCTACTGGGAGAGTCAGAGGGGCGTGTGTTCACCGGGTGGCAAGAGATAGATGAGATACCCTTCGAGGCACGACTAGAGCGATACGGACTAGACTTTGGCTACTCTAACGATCCAACATCAATCGTGGCTATTTACTTCTATAATGGCGGCTATATCCTAGACGAGATTACCTACCAAAAAGGGTTAAGCAACAAGCAGATATCAGACATACTCAACAACCTACCCAAAGCTTTAGTTGTAGCAGACAGCGCAGAGCCAAAGAGCATAGACGAACTCAAGCTATACGGTATTAACATCATCGGTGTTACTAAAGGCAAAGACTCTATTGTACAGGGCGTGCAGTACGTACAAGACCAACGCATAAGCATTACCAAACGTTCAACCAATGGGCTTAAAGAGTATCGCAACTACCTATGGGACACAGACAAAGAGGGCAGGACACTTAACAAGCCAATTGACCTGTGGAATCACTTTATGGACGCTACACGCTATGGCTTTGATGCACTACGACCAAAAGAAAAGCAAGAGCGTACACGCAAGCGACCACCACGAGCTAAGTTCACAGTAGGGGGAAGATAATGGATCACGGCAAGCGAGTCACCACCACAACCGATGGCAACACCTCAACCATATTGACCGAGGGCTTCTTTAACGGCCCGAACACAATTAAGGAAGAAACACAGATTAACATAGAGATAGACCACAACAACATACTGACCGAGCTTATCCGTTGTTTAGACCTTACCAAGACCAACACACCAGAGATAGTCATACGCATCGTAATGGACAAGAACGGTAACGTATCACTCTTACAAAAGACCTGGACTGTACGCAAAGAAAGACTTAAATAAACACTAGTGGTTTACCACAAAGTATGATACAATCCAAACTATAACGTGGAGAAACGCATCGCCGTGTCTACTATGGGCAACAAATGGGATTCATCCAAGACGACCAAGAAATCTACGACATCTACACAGAGGGCAGGCAAGAGTCTAAAATATGGCGTGAGGATTATCACGAATACGAACGACTTGCCGACAATGGGCTGATTGATGGCTTAGACCAGACACTCCCAGAGGTGAACGATGGCTCACTCTCCGCATCACTATACAAGCTACCTAAGCGTATTGTATCTAGCAACCTCAAAGGACGAGCAAGGTCAACTGACCGTGACGAGGCATGGCTTACCGAACTAGCCAACATCGTCTGGGAAGAAAAAATCATTCCTAACGCCAACTCTCAAGCACCGTTTATCCGTAAGTGGAAAGATGCAGTCCGTAAAGCCGCCATCTACGGTTCAGTTCCTATCATTACTCTATTCACCGAGCGTGGCGACTACACAGGCTCAGACTTCATCGTTGTACAGCCACAAGACGTAACACTTGAACCAGGCAAAGTGTCAGACTACGACTCAGACATTATCTTCTGGGATGTCTACTACACCAAGCAACAAGTCAAAGACATGATTGAAGAAGCCAAAGAGGGTATGAAAGCCAAGAAAGCAGAAGACGGCGAAGCATACGAGGAGAACTCTGACGGCTACAACAAGTGGAACATTAAAGCACTTAAAGAAATCCTCAAGAACAACGAAGAGACTCAACGTGACCCTCGTGATGACTACCGACAAGAAGATAACAACGCCAACCGCAAGAAGGGTATTAACTTCTGTGTTGTATTCCAGCGTGGTGTTGATGCACCGTTCTACATGTACCACAAGGACACTAAGAAGACTGTCCGAGAGTGGACTAACCAAGACCCTACTGGCGATATGCCTATTCACTTCCTGTACTGCTACCAAGACTTTGTAAACCCTTACGGTGTTGGTATCGTTAAGCTTGCAGGCGGTACACAAAACGTACTCGACTACATGCGACAGGCTGATGTCCTTGCAACACAGCTAGGCTTCCGACCACCAGTATCTATCTCTGGCAACATCGACAACGTAGACCTCAACTCAATCGTCTACGAACAAGACGCTATCTGGGAAGTCGGCGATGCTACGGTTAAGCGTGAAGAGATTAGCAACCAAGTATACTCACAGCTCCCTGGTCGTATCTCAATGTACAAGACATCACTTGACCAACTACTTCCTACTGGCGATACCTCAATCTCTGCCACTGCTGGCGACCCCAACTACTCAAAGACACCTGCTGGCATTAAGTTCCAACAGGCTAACCTCTCTATAGACGATGAGGACTTCAAAGATAACCTGTACATGACCTACGAAGCAGTCGCTAAGTCAATGATTAACATACAGTTCGCTAACATGCAGGGTTCAGACCTCATGAAGCTATCGGACGAAGACCGTGACCTGTTGATACAGTCAGGACTAGAGTTTCCACAAGACGAGGACGGCAACCCAACCAACGAACTAGAAATCCTATGGGACGATGCACGTTCAACCTTTAACTTTGAAATTGAAGCAGATGCAGACAAGACCAAAGACGAAGAAAAGCGACTAGAGGGACTACTCCGTGTACTTGAACTGGTACGCTCTGATCCAACAATGGCACAAGAGCTGATGATTAGCGGCAAGAAGCTAAACACAGGCGAACTACTTGCAACCATTATCTCTCTCACCACTGACAACGACAAGATTATTGACGACATCAGCCCAGAAGATATGCAAGCTCAACAAATGCAACAAGAGCAGATGCAATTACCACAAGGTCAACCAGAGCAGGGTATGCCTCAAGAAATGCCGCAGGAAGCACCACAGCAAGGCGCAGACCCACAAATGCTACAGGAGGTCATGCAGGCATATGGAGTAGACGAAGGAACGGCAATGGCTATGATGGCAGCCGAAGAGCAGGGCTTTGAACCAGAGGAGATTCTAGCCTACTTAGAGAAGAGTAATCAGCAGGGAGCAATGTAATGGCACGAGATGAACAGCTATACACAGGAATGTCTAATGCGGTGGTACGCAATGTCCGCCGTGAAAGCCTAGAGCAGAAGCTAGAGGCAAAGGTACAACTCAAGCCTTACCAAGAGGTTGTCTTTGCAGAGATAGAAAAGATTAAGACGAGCCTGTTGCAGGCACACCGCACGATTGTGTTCGCAGACAAGACCGATGAAACAGTACGGTTTGACCTAGAGGTTCTTCGTGCCAGACTAGCCGACCTGTCTACACTACAGAACAAGCTGAACATGATTCTAAAGGCAGAGAAGTAATGGCCAAGCTATCATACATCGACCAACAGATTAAGGACGTTGCCGACGCACAGGGTATCTCTACTCAAGAAGCTATTGCTCAAGTACGCAAGGGTAGCCAAGAAGTAGACTTTGACAACCTACCATCACAGAAGCACCTGTGGACTGACAGGGGAGCAAAGATGACCTGTGAAAATGCAGGACACACAATGCACGAGGCGTGGAAGATAAGGAAGTAACCGTGTTGGCTGTCTAAGCCCAAATAGTTTAGACGGCTAACAGGCTTACCTCCGTAGCCCACAGACACCGCCTGTATAAAAGCGAGAGGATCGCCACCTGTATTGGCTGAAAGGAGTGAATATGGCAGTAGAAGATACTACCGACCAAGCGTCAACTAACGATGACACTGTAGACACAGATGTCGACTTTGAGGATATTGATATATCTTTCGAGGACGGCGATGAAACAGAACAGACCGAAGAAACAGAGGAAGAATCACCAGCCAGTGATGACACCGATGAAGATGCGGAAGAATCAGAGGATGATGGCGGGGAAGAATCAAGTGACGAGGTGGCTACCTCTAAACAAGAAGAAACCCAAGATGAGAAGCAAGAGGAAAACACAACCTCTAAAGACGAACAAAGGCAACGCAATGACAATGCTGCAAAGCAACGCATAGCCGAGCGACAAGCAAAGCAAGAAAGTATGAAGCAGTCTCAGAATGAATACTTGGACAAAGCCGAAGACGATAATGACCTTGCGTTCAGACAACTTCAAATCGACGCTTATAACAACAGAGTAGAAATAAACACCGGAAAGCTACAGTCAGGAATTGACAAAGCAGTCGGAAACATAGACCTATTCTCTAAAGGTTCACCAGAGGTCAAAGAAGAGCTTATAAGAGCTGTCGATGACTTCGAGCGTATGTACGTAAAGTACGACACTCAGGGGAACCCAATGGAAGTTAACAGCGACGTGTACCAATATTTAACCGAAAGAGCAGAATCAATACGGAGGCTTACGGGAGTTGGTGCAAGGCAAAGTCAAAAAGATAAAAGCAATACAAAAATGCGAACTATCAAGACCCCGAGCAAGACACCTGTCAAGCCAAAGACAGACCCCGATCTTGACGCTTTTGACGAAGCGGTTAAGCAGGGCTGGTAACGATTCTGTCTAACTCGCAAGAGAAGGACACAATATAATGCCCATCAACCTAGCAAGCAAGTTTGAATCAAAAACTTCAGACTTACTATTCACAGAACGAAAGACCAAACTGGTCACAAACCAAGACTACTCATGGGATGGCGTCAACGCTATCAATGTGTACACACTTGCTGACCCAGTTATGGGTAACTACAACTCTGCTGGCGGTGCAAACCGTTACGGAAACCCAACAGAAGTAGAAGACACAGTACAGAACTTCACACTAAGCCGTGACCGTTCTTGGACTAAAACAATCGACAAGAGCAACTACCAAGACACACAGATGATTCGCAAGCCAGCTAAATACTTAGCACAGGCAACACGTAACATCCTTGTACCAGAACTCGACACATACATCATTGCATCTATTGTAACTGCTGGTGAAGCTGCTGACCGTGATGACATCGTAGCTGACGCAGCAACAACTGCTGCTAACGCTTACGTAAACTTCACGACCATCAACGCTGATATCACAAACAACGATGGCCCAATGGAAGGTCGTATCGCACTTGCAACCCCAACATTTGTAGCTTTCCTTAAACAATCTACATTGTTTGACTCAAGCGACGTTGGACTTGCAGACCGCAAAAGCGGTGTAGTAGCGAAAATGGACGGTGTTAAAATCGTTCAAGTTCCAAGCACTCGTTTCCCAGCTAACACTGACCTAGTGATCACTCACCCAAGCGTCTGTGTTGCACCTGAGAAATTGGTTGACTACACACTACACAGCAATGCACCTGGAATCTCTGGTGACCTATTGGAATACCGACACCGTTACGACGCATTCGTTGACGTAAACAAGGTAAACTGTATCGGAATCCACAAGACTGCCTAGTAGTTGCTCCTAATTAAAGGAGAAACACAATGCCACTAACTAACGCACAGATTATCGAGATTCAAGAATCAGCCCGGTTCAACTACCTTAAACGTTTACGTGAAAAGGAAAATGAAGAAGAGTTGGTTGCTACAATCGAAAAGAGAGTAGCAGAATCAAAGCAGAAGCCAAAAGCAGCTGCCGACACATCTGATAAATAAAGGAACAACATATGTCAGAAGTAAACCTACGATCATTCGGCTACCAAGAGTCAGTTGCAGTTACAGGTGCTAAAGCACTTGCAATCGCTGACCAAGGTGTCGTACAAGACGTAACACCAACAGCAGCAACAGCAGTAATCACACTACCAGCAACGGTTGTTGGTTACTCATTCACAGTACGTGTAGGCGCACCAGGAAAGACTATTTCAGTCGCTCCTAATGCCTCAGACCTCATTGCTGGTAACGGTTTCACCGCTGCCGACAACAAAAGCCTGATTTTCACTAACCAACCAGCAGGAAGCTTTGTTACCCTAATCGGTAACGGAACAACTGGCTGGAACGTAGTAGGAATCAGCGGCGAAGCAACACGAGAAGCGTAGTTTAACAATACTTGTCTAATTCCACGATACTAGAGCAATAAGCATGACTAGTACGGTATAATAGACTCAGCCCTGGGGTGGCGATATAGCCCCACCAAGGAACTCATATGCCCCCAATAAACCCATTCGACAAATTCAAAGCTACAAACGAACTACAAGCTGTTAAGGCTCTTGAAAACCAACGCCACGAAGAGATGAAGCTGGCGCTTATCGGAACACAAGAGACAATCTTAAAGGCTTTTAATTCATTTGTAAAATACCTCGACAACAAGGTTACTAAAGCAGAGGTAGTCAACCAACTACAGAGTATCGGTACACCGGACGCTTTTGTGGTTGCCGAAGCGGTGGACAAGCTACACTCTACTATCCAAGCTCAAGAGAACGTAGACCTCACACCCATCGCGGCACTCGTACAGCAATTACTAGACGAGACCAAGCAGATACCTAAAGAACTCCCTACAATACCAGAGAATGACAAGCAGATAGACTACTCAAAGCAGTTTAAGGCTATGTCAGACGCTGTGAGAGCAGTTGAGAGCGCAGTTAAAGCACAAAAGCTTAAAGTAGACGCACCAATAGTCAACGTGCCTGAGACGGTCTTAAACGTTGACGCACCAGACCTTACGGCCTTAGAAAAAGGCAACAAAGCTATTGAGAAAGCCATACGGGGTATAGTAATCCCTGAGTATATACCTACAGACATTGCCCCACTTGTTAAAGCACAGAAGAAAACCAACAAAATCCTCATGGAACTTCCAATGGGCGGCGGTGGTGGTGGTGGTTCTCCTTACCAAGACATCAATGGCGATCCATCACACATTGTATTAAACCCCGACGGCTCATTACCGGCGGCTGAATCAGCACAAGCTAAGAAGATTACAGTAGTTAGCTCAGTTACTTATATAGCATCGGCTAAACCTGGCACGGCTCAAGCCTCTGCTCTATGGCAAGTTAAGAAGATAGACGAGTCGGTGGCTGGTACTACAGTTATAACATGGGCTAATGGAGATGCTAACTTCGATAATGTAGCGACTGATTTAACAACACTGAGTTATTCATAATGGCTAATAAGTTCGACCCCATACTAGGTGAATACCGACAATCCGATGCTGTTGATGCCCCAGCCAGCACTGTTCCGTACATGCACCTTACCCTTACCACAGCTCAAAATCATGGTGGGGTTGATGGTTCTGTTACCTACGTAGAATGGGACGGCACAGAGATAAACAAAGATACTGGGTTTACACACTCAACCGTTACCAACCCATCACGTATCGAAGTTGATGAAGATGGCACGTATGCACTTACATTCATGGTTGGTGCTGAACAGGGCGGTGGTTCAAGAACTACCCTCAAATCTAGGTACAGGATAAACGGCTCAACCGTAGTAGAACGTGGTGCTCAGAGGAACTACTCAAGAGGTTCTGGTTATGGTGATATAAGCGTTGGTATGGTTACTGAGCTAGCCTTGTCTTCTGGTGACTATATCGAAGTCGGTACAGAGGTCGAAGATACAGACGGAATCTATACAATAAACTCAATACCTTCTGAGTGTGAAGTTATCATAAGACGAGTTGATGAGCTTGGTGGAGCTAAGGGCGACACTGGGGCTGATTCAACCGTAGCTGGGCCTACTGGTGAAGGAGTTGTAGTTGGCGGTACTACAGGTCAGGTACTAGCTAAGGTCAGTGCAACAGACTTTGACACAGAATGGGTAGATCAATCAGGTGGAGGTGGTGCAGTAGATTCAGTAAACAGCCAAACAGGTGCAGTAGTATTAGATGCAGATGATATAGATGATACATCGACTACTAACAAGTTTGTAACCGCTGGTGATATAACTAAACTATCCAATTTATCAGGTACAAACACAGGCGACCAAGACATCTCAGGTATCGCTACTAATGCCACAGATATAGACGACTTAGAGACCAGCCAAGCATCACAAGACATAGCAATAGGTCTAAACACTGCCAAAGTCTCATACACAGACTCAGCTAAAGTCGCAGGAATAGCCAACGGTGCTACTGCTAACGACACTGACGCTAACTTGAAATCACGTGCCAACCATACAGGCACACAACCAGCTTCGACAATAAGCGACTTCGATACGGAAGTTTCTAACAACGCCTCGGTTACTGCCAACACCGCTAAAGTAGGGGTAACAGATGAAACAAACGATGACACAGTAGATGCTCACATAGCCGACACGACCAATCCGCACAGCGTTACCAAGACTCAGGTAGGGTTAGGGAATGTTGACAATACCAGCGATGCCAACAAGCCTGTAAGTACAGCAACCCAAACAGAAATAGACACAAAGCAGGACACGCTAGTATCTGCTACAAATATAAAGACCATAAACTCTACGAGCCTACTCGGTAGTGGGGATATAGTTATATCTGGCGGTGGTGGTGCAGTTGATTCAGTTAATACTCAGACTGGTGCAGTCGTACTAGATGCTGATGATATAGACGACACCTCAACAACTAATAAGTTTGCCACAGCTTCTCAACTGTCTAAGGCGGACAGCGCCACCCAACCAGCCGACATAGCCGACTTTGAAACAACTACAGAGTTAAACGCCAGAGACACAGCCAATAGGTCAAGAGCTAATCATACTGGCACACAAGCAGTCGCAACTATTACCGGACTTGCCACCGTTGCAACCACTGGTGCATACTCCGACCTCACAGGAGCGCCAACAATCCCCGTAATCAGTGACACAGCCTACAACGCAACCACCTGGAACACCAACACAGACGGTGCTACCAAGAACGCCATACGAGATAAAGTCGAAACAATGGACACAGCTATTGCTCTTAACACAGCAAAGAACACCTACCCTAGCGCGGACGCTACAAAGGTCGGACACATATCAGTTACTCAAGCAGTAAACCTCGACACCATTGAGTCAGATACTGCAACAAACAACGCTAAGGTAGGCATAACTCCAACACAGGCAAGCGATATCACGAGTAACAATGCCAAGATATCATTCGACTCAACCTCAAGTACTAGACTAGCCAACACTAGTGGTACAAATACTGGTGATAATGCTACTAATACTCAGTATTCAGGGCTCGTAAGTAACGCCAATCACACGGGCGATGCGACTGGATCTACGGTACTAACACTTGCAACCGTCAACTCAAACGTTGGTTCTTTTACAAACGCCAACGTTACTGTAAACGCCAAAGGACTTATAACCGCAGTAGCCAACGGCTCAGGCGGTGGTGGTTTAACTTGGTCGGCAGTTACAACAGACGCTACTATGGCAGTAGATACAGGTTCACTTGCGAATAAGGGAACACTTCTCACACTGACACTACCAGCTACTTCGGCAGTCGGTAAGACAGTTCGTGTAGCAGGTATGAACGCTGGACTTTGGAAGATAGCTCAGGCAACTAGTCAGTACATTAAGTTTGGCAACACTACAACTACAACTGGAACTGGTGGCTCACTGGCAAGCACCCTAACTTATGACGCTGTAGAATTAGTCTGTATTGAGGCAAATGTTGGCTGGGTAGTAACTTCTAGTGTTGGAAATGTGACGGTAGTGTAATGGCTGTTAACATTCAAGGCATAACAACAATAACTGGCATACAGTCAATAAGTGGTGGTGGTAATCCCCCAGTAGCACCAGCGTAAGAAAGGTAAAATATGACACAAAATTCAAATAACCAAGACTACAGCAACGAAACTGACGGATTTATCCTAGGTGGCGGTACTACTAAACGTGATTTAACCGTTACTGGCGCAGACATAACTTTGACTGGTAGCGGTGCTAACACATATACATTTCCAGCATCTACAGACACTTTAGTAGGACGAGATAGTACGGACACCCTGACCAATAAAACCCTAACCTCAGGTACTAACACATTCCCGACTTTCAACCAGAACACCACAGGCTCAGCCGCAACCCTAACAACGCCTCGTACTATCAACGGTACTTCGTTTAACGGTTCAGCCAACATCACAGTACCTAGCGACATAACTCCTGGTACATCGGGTAACGTTCTTACCTCTAACGGTACTGTTTGGACAAGTGCTGCCGCTGCAGGCGGTG